GAATGGTCTTTGTCTATGGCCTCACCGAGTTCGTGCAGAGTGGCGTGGTTTCGGAATGCTGACACGAATGCTGCTCTTGCCTTCGTGGTAGATTGCTTGAGTTAGAAAGCCTTTACAACGCCTACTGATGAATCAAGCAGGAACAATAGGTGAGGCAAAATTTAGCACATACCTTGAGTCTATTGGTTATGAAATAGAAAAAGCTCCTGCAAGAAAGTTTTATGATTGGGATATTAAGGCAACAAAGAAAAGTTTAGTAATCACGTTTGAGATAAAGTATGATGAGAAGGCATACTATTGGGCTACAAAGCGCGGCACACCTACTGAACCCAATATCTACATAGAATATAAGAACACAAATCGCAATGAAGACTCTGGCATACTTGCAAGCAAATCTGATTATTATATTTATATTCTAAAATCAGAAAATGACATTGCTTATGTTTTTGACAGAGCTAAACTTTGCGCTCATCTTGTAAGCTCCACATATAAGTCCGTAGGCAATTCAGCAACAGGAGATAATAATGCTATAGGATGGATACCGCCATTAAGTGAAATTATTAAGAACGATTCGTACATAAGGCAAATTGTAATGCAATAACAAGGAGGAGAAATAGTCCTTTTTTTTATTTATTTTATTTGGTTGTTTAAAACTTTTTATTTATTTTTGACAAACATTTAATACCAATCAGAATGAAACTACTACTTAAAAACATCACTTACTTCTGCGCTCTTGCGCTGACGTTTTGGGCATACCTATGGACTCTTGAACTTCTTGGGATATGATATTTACATACAACGACCTTAAGTTTTGGCTCGAAGATGCCGACCTGCTACCAAAGTCTTATTGGGATGCCCTTGAAGACTACGACCCCGACAACAAGAACTCGGATGAAATCCTTGCCAAGTTTCTCGGTTACGTTCACGTCGCTGACTTCTACAACTACGAGATGGACATCACCTACGTTGAGGAGACCTACAACGAGGATGGCTACACCAATACCGTAGCTTACCCTACTACTTCTATTTATGGAGAAGCCCCAAAGCTTGCCGATGACATCTACGCCAAGTGGTTGAATTGGGCAACAACTGTAGCATCAGAAGAATAATTAAAACCAATCAAATGAAATATCAAACTATATCCCAAATACTCCGAGAGCTGAAGTCGGTGGACATATCTGAATCAATACTCAAAGACATTGAAACCATTGAGGCCATACACTTGCGTTACGCTTACCTCGATTCATCAGTTAGCGTTCCATTTGAGCAATGGTACGAATCAACATTCAAAACAGAAACAAAATGAAAATCATAGAACTACTTGATGGCAGCACTTGGGATATGGAGACAATCCTTGAGAAGATGCACGATGATGACTTTTACTACGGGGTACTCGGCAAGAACGCCCTGTCCTCTTCTGCTTGCAAGCTGCTGCTCACATCACCCAAGACGTATCACTACGTCACGAAGTATGGCAGCGAGGACTCCGATGCGTTTGCAGTCGGCAGGCTCGTTCACCTTATGGCTCTTGAGCCGCACCGCGTAGCGGAATACGAGGTGATTGAGGTGCAGAGCAAGAACGCAAAGGCGTGGCAGGATGCAAAGGGCAAGCGTAACCTATGCACCCGTAAAGAGTACAACGAAGCTCAAAGGATTTCTGATGCGCTCCTGCGCAACGAGAACGTGCTTGGGCTGCTCACAGGCTGCGAGTTTGAAGTTCCCAAGATTGGTATGATTGGCGGCCTGCCCTTTAGGGCGAAGGCTGACATCTATGCTGATGGATTCTTGGCTGACTTGAAAACAACAACCGACCTCCGAGCATTCCCTTATTCTGCAAAGAAGTACGGATACGATGTGCAGGCATTTATCTACACCCGATTGTTCGGAGTGCCGATTGATAAGTTCTTCTTCATCGCTATTGACAAGGCAAGCCTTGACATAGGCATCTACTCGGTAAGCCCCGAGTTCGTGGCAGAGGGAGAACGCAAGACTTTAGAGGCTATTGAAATGTACAAGCAGTTCTTCATCTTGGGTGAGGACTTGGACTCATACACAGTTGTTGGAACGTTATGACCGACATCGCCAAATGCACAGGAGAGGGATGCCCACTCAAAGAAACGTGCTACCGCTTTACCGCACCTGCCGAAATGTACCAATCGTTCTTTGTTAACGTACCTATCAAGAACGGGCAATGTGAATACTATTGGAAAACCTTTAACACCAACGAGAAATGAAACCTAAATTCAAATTAGTTTGTGCAGCAGGCACGTATGAAGCAAATTCACTATGGTCAATTATTGTTGAAGTTCTAAAACATAGGTTTTGGCATTTAACAACTTATGGTAAATGGATGGACTAACCTTTAACTGTTGCATTTTTTGCAACAACTCAAAGTGTAAAACAAAAACTAAACAAAGTGTAAAATGCAAGACCAATTTATGAGGATAGCGATGGCGCAGCTCCGTAGCACCTACCCCTTCAAGCCCCAACGTAGAGCAGTAGCTGCTCGGATGTGGGTAAGGTATTTAGAGCGTAAGAATGGATAGACCATTCGTTCTAGCGTTCCACAAGCAGAACTCTGGAGTATCGCACCACAGGACATTTGCACCCTTGATATGCCACAAGGATGTAGATGTTTTTTTTATTGAGAAGATTACGGACATAGACCCCGAAATGTGGCCTAAAGTCACGCACATTTATTCTTCACGGACATTCCCTGTTGAGCCGTTTGAGGACTTTGTAAAGCTCTGCCGTAAGGAGGGCATCAAGCTAATCGTTGACAATGATGATTGGTGGGTGCTGCCTCCTACGCATCCCTTGCAAGGGTTGTACGTTGAGCAGATGAGAACTCGCATCGTGCGCTCTATGAAAGCGGCAGATGAGGTATGGGTCACAAACAAGCACCTTGCCTCAAAGGTCAAGAAGTATAATACCAACATCCGAATCATCCCCAATGCCATCAGCGTACCAACGTGGCAGGTAGAGAGAGAGCCAAGCGAAGAAGTACGCTTTGGGTATATCGGAGGCAACCACCATGCATTAGACGTAAAGGAATCCACGATCAACCTTGAGGGCTATCAAGGGTATGTGGCAGAGGTAGATGGTTACCCCGATATTATGAAGGCAAGCCATAGGCTGCCCACGATGCCACCATCACACTACCACAAGCTCTACGAGTTCTTTGACGTAAGCCTTGTACCGCTTACGACATCGGAGTTTGCCAAGTGCAAGTCGCACCTAAAGATGCTTGAGGCAGGGTTTAGCAAATGCGCCTTGATAGTGAGCAACACGCAACCCTATTCACCCTACATCACCAAAGAGAACTGCATTGCCATCAAGCACCCAAGCGAGTGGGCAGGAGCAATCAAGAGGCTCAAAGAAAACCCCAACCAAGTCGCTGATATAACAGAATCGTTATACGAGTATGTGCAAGATTTTACGATGGATAAGATAAACGAACTCCGATGCTTTACATAGTCACGCCCTGCTCACGCCCTCATAACCTCGTGAGGCTAAAACAACACATCCCTGCCTATGCAACGTGGGTGGTGATGGTAGACGCTGCTACCGACTTCAAGGGAGCAACAGGCGCAAACATAACACACTACTCTACACGCACGGGTAACGCAGGCCACCCCCTCCGCAATGAGTTCCTTGACTTGTATGCTGATTCCTTTACCAAAGAGGATTGGGTTTACTATCTGGATGATGACAATATCTTGCACCCAAAGTTCCTTGAGGAGTGGAACAACCTAAACGCTTTGGACTGCTCAATCGTAACGTGGGGACAAATAGGTAGGCTCCGCCCTACCGACCAACCCCAAGTAGGCAATATAGATACCGCCTGCTATATGTTCAAACCCCACGACCTCCCCAACCTACGCTTTGAAATGACGTATGAGGCAGATGGCACTTTTGCACAAGCAGCATCCGAGCAAGGCACACTTATCTGCGTAGAGCAGTACCTTTGCTACTACAACGCCCTAAAGTGAAGAACCACACAAAGGTCTATCTCAAAGGGATGGGCTACTCCACAACTGGCTTTATCCCTTGCGAGGTATGTCAAGCCGAAGCGCAGGACATTCACCACATAGAGCCGAGAGGTATGGGGGGCAGCAAGCTGCGAGATACGATAGAGAATCTTATGGCATTATGCAGGACTTGCCATCACGAGGCTGACTTTGGCACTAATCTAAAGAAAGACTATCTTTACGAAGTTCACAACCACCATTTATCAAAAAGAGTTATTTAGTTATGCAAAGAGCAGCAATCGGTACAATCATACCAAACCCAACCAACCCAAGAATCATAAAGGATGACAAGTTCAAGAAGCTTGTAAAGTCCATACAGGAGTTCCCACAAATGCTTGAGCTGCGTCCAATCGTAGTAGATAGCAATATGGTCGTATTAGGCGGAAATATGCGCCTTAAAGCCTGTTTTGCGGCAGGACTGACGGAAGTACCCATCATCGTAGCTGATAAACTTACAGACGCTCAAAAGGCAGAGTTCGTGATTAAGGATAATGTAGGCTTCGGAGAATGGGATTGGGAAATCCTTGCGAACCAATGGGAAGCTGATTCACTTGTGGAGTGGGGTCTTGATGTTTGGCAGCCTGCACAAGAACCTGACTACTCAATCCTTGATGAGGAGGACTTGAGCGATCAACTTGATGAAATGACAGGAGGCGTCCGTAAAGCCATTCAGATTGAGTTTGAGGCGGAGCATTATGATGAAGCGTTTGAATTGGTCAAGTTTTGGCGTGAGCGAGGTGCTTACGTTGGTGCTATGATTATGGAATATCTAAAGGCCGAGAAGGACAAGCTATGAAGTTGCAACAAGGCGAAATAAAGGGTATCAAGTTCTATCATCGGGAAGGATATTCCGACCTCAAAACCTTCAATGAAGTCATCGGGAAAGAAACATACCTAAAAAAGGGTATGAGAATCAACGCAGGTGAAAAGTGGATGGATTGCGGTGGCAACGTAGGTGCGTTCACTTTGCTTGCAGCTTCTAAAGGTGCGGAAGTAACAGTCTACGAACCCGACCCGTACAACTGCGAAATGATTGAGAAGAACTTGAAGCTGAACGGCCTTACCGCAACCATCAAGCAGGTAGCTCTTGTCCACAACGACAAGACTGAAGCGTATCTGTTTATTGGTAACAATAACAACGTATGGCGAAATTCTATTGTAAAGAAGTGGAATAGCAAAGGCATCAAGGTTAAGTGTGTAAACTTTGACCAAGAAGCCCAAGAATTTGACTGCTGCAAGATGGATATAGAGGGGGCAGAGATGTTGATCTTGGAAAATAGTCGCAAACTATTCAAAAAGTTAGTTTACGAGTGGAGCTTTGATATTGACCCAAGCCTGCCTCGCTTTTGGAACATTATAGAGCTACATTCTAAAAAATATAAATTAGCAGACATCGGGAACACTGGATCGTTTAAGAGTCGTGATTATGACGTTTGGCAAAAATCTTGGTTCCCTGCCTGCACAAATGTATACTGCTATGAAAAAAATTGAATTAATAAAATTAGACCACTCCGTAAAGATTGGTGATGTATGTGGGCAAATCACTCCTAATGTAACAGAGGACTGTATATTTACCCACGAAGGCCAAGCCGTAGGCTTCTACCTGCGCAGTCTTACCACAAAGGGTCAGCAGTTGGCGAACATTGCCAACCTTGAGCTAAGAAGCAAGAGCGTACCCAAGACAATGATGGACAGGAAGCGACCTGATGGTGTTGATGAAAATGGCAACAAGAAATACCTTGTAGTTTCACAGTACTCCACTATCATCGGTAGCGTACCTCCTAAGCCCCATATGCGCAGGCCTTACCCAACAATCAGCAGCGTACACGGAGTGAAGTCAGCACAAACCTTTATCAAGGCAATGCTGATGCTCTGCAAAGAGTCTGAAGGTATCATACGGGATATTATGCCCGAGCAATACGAAGCACAAAAGAAGCTGCTTGAACGCACAGACAAGAAGTGGAGGTTCGGTGACCTGTTCACAAGCAGCATCTCTAACTACAACATACCTGCACCATTCCACCGTGATGCCGCCAATATCATAGGTGCGGTGAATGTAATTATTACGAAGCGCGAAAATAGCATCGGTGGCAATTTGAACATCCCTGACTACGGTGCAACAATCGACCAATGCAACAACTCAATACTTGTATATCCTGCTTGGCGTAATATGCACGGGGTAACGCCTATTGAACCAACAAAGGAAGGCGGATACCGCAACTCGTTGGTATTCTACCCCCTCAAATCGTTTGAAAATGTCTAACAGAGTTGAACACACTAAAAAGGTATTGATTGACGCAATGGAGGCTTCACTTGGTGTTGTTACTACTGCTTGTAAAAAGGCAGGCGTAAGCCGCACCACTTTTTACGAATACTACAAAACGGATGAGGACTTCAAGATTACCATTGATGAGCTTGAGGCAGTTGCCCTTGACTTTGCAGAGAGCCAACTGCATTCGCAGATATTGAAAGGCAGTACTGCTGCTACTATTTTTTATTTGAAGACAAAGGGCAAGAAGCGTGGGTACATCGAACGTCAAGAGATTGAAGCCATAGGCGGCAAGCTATTTCAAATTGAGGTGCTTGGCGAAGATTTACACGAATAAGGTTTACAACCACCTAAAGCGCAGCGACAAGAAGATAGTCGTTGAGCAGGGCGGTACTCGTAGCGGGAAGACGTACAACATCCTGCTATGGGTGATATTCTATTATAGCACACGGGAAAGCAACAAGACCATCACCATCTGCCGTAAGACGTTCCCTGCGCTGCGTGCTTCGGTGATGCGTGACTTCTTTGAGATACTGCGCAACCACGACCTGTACAGTGAAAGCTTCCACAACAAGTCAAGCCACGAGTACTATCTAAACGGCAACCTTGTGGAGTTCATTTCTCTTGATGAGCCGCAAAAGATACGTGGCCGCAAGCGCGACCTACTTTACATTAACGAAGCAAATCAGCTCACATTTGAGGACTGGCAGCAACTAATTTTGAGAACCGAAGGCAGGGCAATCCTTGACTACAACCCCTCTGATGCGTTTCATTGGATATACGATAAGGTGGTAACCCGAGATGACTGCGAGTTCCATCAGACCACGTACCTTGACAACCCGTTCCTTGATACCAGCATCCGACAGGAAATAGAACGCTTGCGTGATACCGATAGCGACTATT